TCTTTGTAGAAGTAAATCCTGTCATCAGGGTTGGTCTGCACATAAAACACACCTGAGATATACGAATTAGGATGAGCGTGTTTGTGGTGGTACTGACCTTGCTCTGAGTAGTTGCACCAGCTTTGCGTGACTCTTAACGATACGTTGTGCTTAGGATTGACTGTGGCCTTGAAATATTCGCTGACAGCATCCTCAATGAATGAGCGCAGGGACGTTAAAGCTGGATCACGCAAGACAAAGTTATTCGTGCTTGTTGTGTTGCCCATATTCGGTCTTGTCTGCAACTCACGGATGAAGAACAACTCCTCATCTGACAAGGGGCGACCTAACTCAGCAAAGCCTACAGGGATGGGGAATAAGTTATGCAACTGCACGTTCAAATTCCTCTTTGGCTATACCCATCTCTTTGAGTTGCTCGTCGGTGTAGATTGTAGGGATGCTGTCCTCAAACTCTCTGATCTTGTCGATAACCCAGTAGACTTCCTCAATACTCGGACAAGGTCTCGGATCATCCCAACGTGTGAAAACGTTGTTTGAGATTTCCCACTTAGCACCGGGACGAAGCAGGTGCATTGCTGTGTCGATACCCAGAAATTTATAAACTTTTGTAGTCATGTTATTGATTGATTTTAATGATTACGATACCGGAGCCGCCGTTAGATCCATTAGAAGCTGGAGACCCTGCACCACCTCCGCCACCGCCCCCCGTGCTTGCAGTTCCAGCAGTTCCAGCACCACTTGCGGATGCGGGACCACCACCTCCTGAGCCACCAGTGCCAGCAGTTGTTGCTCCGGTTCCACCTCCACCACCAGCGTATGTGACGCTCGGTCCTGTAATAGTAGAAGCCTGTCCAGCACCGCCGTTACCACCTGTTGGACCTGAGGCGGCCCCGCCTGCGCCACTTGCACCGCCACCGCCACCACATGCGCTAGGCCCACCGGCTCCACCAATAAATCCCTGATATGCAACCGCTGGCGCTCCGTTTCCTCCGGCTGAAGGTTGAGAAGGAGTATTGCCTGCTCCTGCGGCTCCATTATTTGCCGAACCGCCGCCACCAGAGCCACCCGACCCACCATTAATACCTCCTCCTGTTGCGTTATTGCCGCCTCTACCACCTCCAGCAGAAACAATCCCAGGAGTTGCAAAAGGAGATGGAGATGAGCCGCCAACAATGGATGATGGATCTCCTTGAACTGCATCTGAAGCGCCTCCAGGACCACCAGCACCAACAGTAATTGTGTATTCAGTTCCGGCAGCAACTTGAGCCGCAGTGCCAGTTCTAAATCCGCCTGCACCTCCACCGCCGCCCCAGTTTTTACCACCACCCCCACCACCCCCAACCACAAGATAGTCAACAGAGGTCACACCCGTAGGACATTTCCACGTAGTCGTGCCTTTGAATACAAAGACGGTTTGACTGGGGACGGTGTACTTTAGGATGACGATACCGGAGCCGCCAGTGCCGGATGTATTTCCATTTGGCCCTCCGTGACCTCCACCGCCACCACCTGTGTTTGTTCCGCCAGGGCTTCCAATAGTAGAATTGGGGCCGCCATTTCCACCACCACCATAACCACCAGTGCCAGCAGTGACTTGACTATTTCCAGACCCGCCGCCACCTGAAAAATAACCAGTGGAAGGTGTTCCGCCTGGACCAGCGCCTCCATAAGAACTTGCAAATGATGGGCCTTGAACTCCTGGTCCACCATTTCCAGCCGTGAGTGGACTCGCAATTCCTGCCGTACCGTTGCCACCAGCGCCTCCACCACCTCCATTTGCTACGTTTGCTGTAGCTGCGCCCGCTCCACCGTTATTGCCTTGAGAGGATGGCCCTCCAAAAGGAGCGTCAGTTGTGTTCGGGGTATTTCCTGTTCCGCCATTAACCAAAGAACCGCTTCCAGAAGCACTCCCACCCCCAGAACCGCCGTTTCCACCTGAGCCCCCTGATCTATTGCCAGCGCCCCCACCACCATAAGCAACTAAAGCGTTGGTGTATGGGTTTCCAGAAGATGGGTTGTTAGATATCGGAGAACCAGAAATATAGGAATTTCCTCCTGGCGATGCAGTAGCACCGTTTTCAGTCGTACCTCCCGTACCACCTCCTCCAACTGTAATCGTGTAAGTCCCGTCAGAATTTGGGCCGCCTGTTGATGAAACTGGTAACCCCGTTCCTGTTCTGAACCCACCAGCACCACCACCGCCGCCATTAGCACCCCCACCCCCACCACCCGCAACCACCAAATACTCAACACTCGTCACCCCAGTAGGGCAGGTCCACGTTGAGGTAGCCGTAAAGGTTTGGACGACTATGTAACCGCCTGCTAGAGGCCAGATGCCTTGTTGCTTGGCGATAAGCTGTTCCATCAAGGACCAGACGCCTTTGGCCGAAGATACAGTCGGTATGTTTGCTGGGCCGATAATCCCGCCGTTACCTCGTGGCATAACGACTCCTAGCTAATGTCTTCGTAACTGCAAACGATCTTCAGATCAGACGCTGTTCCTGCTGTAGCACCTAGCGATGTGTTTTCCTCTAGGTAGATATAAGCATCTTTATCAATAACTACTAACGTAGCATCAGCAGGGACACTTACTGTTGAGGCAATCTGAGTTGCTGTACCACCAAGCGCAGCGGCAGAGTAGTAATTGATTGTGATTTCCGCTGCGGATGTCCCATCCACGTTAGCGACATACAAACTGTTGACCTTAAGAACCTTACCAGAGGATGCAGCGTTACTGAGAATTGATGTTGCAGAAGTGGAAGACAAATCAACCGTGACAGTCTTCCCAGTAATCGTGGTTGGCGAAAGTAAATTAGGTGCAGCCATTTGTTATCCCCAAATCATTGCAGCCACCACAGGCGGGTACGCAGCCCTAGACGCAGGCATTGTCACAAAGACGTTCTTAGTCCCTGCACTAAAATTAACTAAGTTGCCTGAGTTACTAGACGACAATACCGTGGTTCTGGCTAACGTCGTTCCTGAAGCGGTGTACGTACCAATGCCTACTTCCCAGTTGGACCCAGACTGGTCGGCTATGGTGTAAAAGGTCGTGTTCCCGTTGCCTATAACGGAAAACGATTGAAACCCCGTAACCGCACCGGCTAATGTTACTGTGCCGGTGCCTGTGGTTGTCGTAGTTTCCTGTACACGGTCCGCAACGACAAAAGCCATATCATGCTGACAAGCTGAAGGTGTAGGTTACTTGCAGTGTGTCACCGTTTACAACCGAACGATCACCACCCGTGAAGTCAGAAGCTGAGAACAGGGTTCCAGAAGTACCTGAAGCAGCACTAGCCAAAAACGCCCCGCCAACCGTAGCAGTACTTGTGATACTGAATGACGCTTTACTTGCCGAGTTAGTAACAACCGATGGGTTGGCCGTGGTTGCAGCGGCAAAAGTTGCCGCAGGGCGATTGCCTGTGTATGGGTTGATTTCTGTCCATCCAGCGTGTGATGCCAATGTATCTGAAGCGGCTGGGGTATTAGAAGCCCCTGCGCCATAAAGCCCGATATACCAAGAAGTAATTCTTGCAGTTGCACCATCAAGAGCCGTGCCAGCCATGTACTGGAGGCCAACGTTTACCACGAGGTTCTTAGACTCAGCGACCCACTTCAGGTTGCCGTCTTTGTCGAAACACTCAAAGAAATACTTACCTATTGCTTTTGCAGCTTCTGACGATTCAGGGCGAGCGATCAAACCGCTTGCTACAATATCGTTTGTCTTTGCACTTTCCATCATGAAATCCTTAATACAGAGTCGGTTGCGCCCATAGGCGGAAAAGTAATGGTCAAATTTTGACCGGTTTTAGTAATCACGGAACCGAAGTTTAAAACACAAACCGCCCGATTTCCATTGGTGCTGTTGTAAATCAAAGCGCCTGCACATGTCAACGTCACATTGCTGAACGTCGCGTCATCAAATGACCAATATCCCGTAGTACCTGATGAAAGGGGTGTGATGTTTGTAAGCGCAATCCCACCAGCGGTGTAATTGGTTCCACTCGCTTCGTTGTCTGTCGTATAGACCGTGGTGTCTGCACCGAGGGTGGCAGTTGAGACGTACAGGGCGAGTTTAAATACATTTCCTGTAGTCCTTGTAAAGTTGTGCAAAGCCTGAGCAACTTCTGCCTTAAAGCTTGTACACATAGTTTGTACAATTGCCATCCTATCTCACCGGATACCGAACTTGTCCAGACCTATAAGCGTCTTGACGATCCATACCATCACCAAGGCGTTTGGCAAGCGTCATTGCTTCATCGTATTTTGACTGCACAGCAGCCATCATATCTTGCTCAGCTTTAATAAAGAAATACCCTTCACGCAGCGCACCATACAATAAAGCGGTATCAAAGTTCTCACTAAGCCAAGTCGTACCCGCAGTCACAATCGACTCAGGGTAATAATAGTAGTGCATCTCAATACTGTAGCTAGCATCAGGTGTTGGGCCGAGAATAAAACTCAACTCATTAGTAATAGTAGACCCCGTGACATATGGGCCAAAAATAGCGTAATGCCTTGGGCGTCCTGTATTACCCGCTCCTGTTGGAAATGGGTAAGCTTCACGAATAAAGTTAACATCTTTATTCAGCAAATAATGATAGCGCCCATCTAAAACATCAATTACCGCCAAACTATAAGGCGCTAAAAAATCATCAGGGCAAGCAAGATAAGGATTATTAGCAGAAGTACCGCCTAATACATTTTTGCGTAGTGATGGGAATTGCACGGAGTTATAAATGCGCTGTTCAGCCTGCTGTACAAAAGTCGCAAGCTGATCGTCAGAACTCCAGACCGTACTGGAATCCGTCAGATTAATTGTCGGGAAGTCGTTCTCGACATACCCTCTAATCGCCTTTTTTAACTCCGTGTAGTTCACGCCATCGGCCCTCTACTCATGGTGCCTTTAGTAGCAGCACCTGCTCCACGCATCTTGATGCCAGAGGTTTTAACAGCGTTGTTTTCACGGTTAGTGTAAGCACCTACACTCATACGCACAGTATCTACTTTACTATGGTCTGGGCCAGAGCCAGGATTAGCTTCAGCTTTAGTCTTTTTGCCTTGCATGGTATGTGGCTCGGCGTAGGTTGACGCAGGGCCAACTTCCTTTCCGCCTTT